GAAGTCAGTTTGGGGCGCAGACGGTGTTGCAAATGACACCTCTGCCGCAGCCCCTATGCCCGTCGTCCAGACGGGTGCGCTACCTGCCGGCACTGCCAATATTGGAGACGTCGACGTTCTGTCGCTTCCAGCACTCCCCGCTGGAACAAACAATATCGGTGATGTTGATGTTCTGACGTTACCCGCTCTCCCTGCGGGTACGAATAATATTGGTGATGTTGACGTACTCACACTGCCTGCACTTCCAGCAGGTAACAACAATATTGGTGATGTAGACGTTGCGACCGTCCCAGCGCCGCTCTCAACAACGGGTGGTGGAACTGAGGCGACAGCCCTCCGTGTCACACTTGCAAGTGACTCGACGGGTGTTGTATCGGTAGACGATAACGGCGGCGCGCTCACAGTAGACGGGACTGTCACAGCGAATGCAGGGACTAACCTTAATACCTCTGCGTTAGCGTTAGAAGCAGGCGGCAACCTTGCTGCAGCCGCTGCGTCCCTTGCGACCCTTGACAACGTGGTAGCTGGGAGCGAAGCCCAGGTTGACGTTATTACTGTCCCTGCACCCCTATCAACTATAGGTGGTGGTACAGAAGCTACCGCACTTCGTGTGACCCTCGCATCTGACTCAACAGGTGTGGTGAGTGTAGATGACAATGGTGGGGCGTTAACAGTCGACGGTACAGTGGCTGTTACGAATGGCGGTACCTTCGCTGTTCAAGTTGACGGTAACGCACTCACAGCCCTCCAGCTTATCGACGACACCGTATTCGTTGATGACGCAGCCTTTACGCCGGGTACATCGAAAGTCTTAGGCGTAGGCGCGCAAGCCGACGAAACCTCCCCTGACAGTGTGGATGAGGGTGATATTGGCGCGCTGCGCATGACACTTGACCGTAAGCTGCTTGTTATCCCTCAAGCGCACGCGACCGGTGGCCTATCCATCCATCGCTCTATCGACCTCGATGAAGGGACGCTAGAGGTTGTCAAGAACAGCCCCGGGACTGTATATGGGATGTGGGTAACCAACACCTCTACAGGAACCCGCTGGGTCAAGTTCTACGACGCCACATCAGGGACGTATGGAACAGGCACACCGGTGCTCACAATTGGCATCCCTGGCAACGCGACTGACGATATCGCGGGTAGCTTTGGCCCAGGACTCGGTATCGGCTTCGCGACGGGTATCTGTGTCGGTGCCGGTACGGGTGTTGCTGACGCTGACACTGGCGCACCCGGTGCTAACGACGTGATCGTTAACATCTTCTTCAAGTAATGGCGCTACCAACATTCGTCGCTGCTGGTGCTGAGGCGTCTGCGATATCCGCAATTACCCCCGCCCTCCCTGCTGGAATTGCTACCGACGACATCCTCCTACTCTGCCTTGCTACATCGAACCAAGCCATCTCCGTCGCTGACTCAGCTGGCGGCACTTGGACAGAAGTTACAGACTCCCCACAAGGGACAGGCGCAGCAGGCGGTGCGACGTCAACACGACTTACCGTGTTTTGGTCCCGCTATAACGGTACGCAAACCGCCCCTACGACATCTGACTCAGGTGACGTAAACGAGGGCTGTATCGTTGCGTTCCGGGGCTGCGAAACAAGCGGTGACCCGTGGAACGTTACAAGCGGGGGCGTGGATGCTGTTAGTGAGACGGGTATTGAGATTGCTGGGGATACCACAACTGTTGACGATTGCCTTATCGTCGCGCTTGTAGCCGACTCTATCAACGATGCTGATGACCGCTACTCTGGTTGGACAAACGCCGACCTCGTTAACGTCACAGAGCGGTTCGATAACGGTACAACCTTCGGTGCCGACGTTGGACTGGGTATCGCAACTGGAGAAAAAGCTTCTGCTGGTGCCTACGGTGATACAACCGTGACAATCAGCGCGACGTCTCCTAATGCCTTCATGACTATTGCGCTCAAGCCACCTGCGGGGGGCGCTGCCGCAATCGTGCATAGACTAATGCTAATGGGTGTAGGACTATAATGTCATTCCAAGCTGTCCGTATCGCTACAACTGCTACTATCTCAGTCTCGCCTGCGTATATCATAACTGCACGCTTAAAGGCGGGCGCAGCAGCAGGAACACTTTCGCTCTACAACAACACTACCGCTGCAGCGAACCGCATCGCTATCCTAAGCTGTGCGGCTGCGAACACAGTCGACGAGCTACGCATCCCTGTACGCGCAAAGTCTGGGACCGTGAAAGCCGTCATGTCTGCTGTGACGTTAGAAGGTTGGGTATACGTCGAATAACGCCATCATCAGCTAATAGAAGGCTCCTACCCTCTCACGGTAGAAACCAGGGTGCGATTCCCTGTGATGGTACCATTACACTGCACTTTCGTTTAATGGAAGGACCGTGGGCTTTGACCCCACAGGCCGAGGTTCGATTCCTCGCGGTGCAGCCATTCACGCGATCATCGTCTAGCGGTCCAGGATGCAACCCTTTCAAGGTTGACGACGCCGGTTCGAATCCGGCTGATCGTGCCACTCAACAGCCCTTTCATTTAACAGCAAGATACCTGACTCTGACTCAGGCAATCATGGTGCAATTCCATGCGGGGCTTCCATTTAATAGGTATGAGCAAAAAAGTCGCTGTCTCCCAAGGCGCTGTCGCGCCACACGCTATTGACGGGGTTCTCACCCTCCCAACCGGGAAGCCAGGTGTCCCCTCAACAAGCCGTCCGCGCGGGCGCCCGCCTGGGCCACTTGCGCCGAAAGAGCTTCCGCTACCAGAGGGGTATCAAATGCTGCGCCACGGGCGCACGACATTCGATGCCGACCTCGGGGAAGCCTTCTTAGAGGCATACTATAAAACAGGCGGCTCACTTAGCCGTGCCTGCCGCCTCACTGATATCAAGTTCAGTAAGATGATCGAATGGAAAGAGACCATCCCTGAGCTTAAGTCAGCCATGCAAGAAATCGACGCAATCATCAACGACGAGATCCACACACAGTTCAAGAACCGTGTGCTCACAGAGCGTGAGATGAACCCGGCATGGAAGATTTTCTATATAAAGAATCACTTCCCGCAATACGCTGACAAGAAAAGCACAGTAAAGATTACGCTTGATTTAACAGACAACCTGGTCAAGCCGACAGTAATCGATGCGGTGGTGACTAATCCATTGAAGGACGAGTATGAAACTGGACCTGAACGCCCTCTTGCCCTCCCCCCTGCCAACACAGGCAAAATACCTCAAGGCAATTAGTGAGTGCAAGGTCGACGAGTCGAAGGAAGTAGCCTACGTCGGCGCGCTGGGATCTGGTAAGTCGTGGGTGCTGTGTCGTGCTGCTATAGGATTGGCGCTGTCCTACCCGAAAATGCGTATACTGCTAGGTCGACAGCATAGCACAGACTTACGCATCACGACACAGAATTCATTCTTCGGCCTCATTGAGCAGATAGAGGATAAGATACGAAACATGTATCCGTCCGATCAGCGGGAGCATGTCCCGCCGATTGGCACGTTCCATAAGAACCATAATGAATATACATTCAACAATGGTTCAGTTATCATCTTCAAGCACCTTGAACATGCGGAGGTACACGCGAAGTCCCTCAACGTCTCAGCGATTGGGATAGACGAGGCGTCTGAGGTGACGGAAGAGTCCGCGAACATGCTCGTAGGGCGCCGCCGTGAACTAGGCTTCCCCCTACTCTTCTTCGTCGTAAGCAACCCAACTGGGCTGACACACTGGTTGTACAAGTGGTTCGTCCGGCAACCCGCCCCTACCTCAATCCTCTTCCGTACAAACACGGCAGAGAACCAACCCAACCTCCCAGCCGACTACGTACAGCAGCTTGAGCGCCGGTACCCGATTGAATGGATACGTCGGTATCTGCGCGGGGAGTGGGGTGGATTGGATGCTGGTGCTCCGGCCTTTGCGTCGTTCGAGCCGCCCATCCACGTGAAGCAAACCCTATTCTACAAGGGGCTTCCGGTGTGGGTCGGGATCGACTTCGGCTACCAGACACCCGGTGTGGTCTGGTGTCACCCTGACCGAAAGCGCCGCTGTCAAGTTGTACGAGAGTGGCTTCCTAAGCAGCTAGATCCGTATAAGCTTGCTGCAGGGATCTTGAAACGGAATGAGATTTGGTTCCCGCAAGCGCAATTCCAGTACTTCTGCGGGCATGATGGGAAGCAGCACGCTTCCTCTGCTGAAAAGACGCCGATTGAGATTATGATAGAGCATGACATACATCCTACGCATCGCTATCATCTAGTCGAAAGCGGATTAACCGTTCTACGCAACCTCATTAAGATACGCGATAACGGCGAACCAAATCTCATCGTTGACCCCTTCTGTAGCACTGTTATCGAGGGCTTCATGGGCGAGTACCGCTATGAGCCTGATAAAGAGGATAAGATGCAGAAGACGGGGATTTATGATCCTCTCTTCGACGCACTCCGTTACGTCGCCTACCAATCATACACCCTCAGCGGTGACCGTCCAGGAGAAGAGCCGATAGCGATATTTGGCTCGACAAAAGATTAATGCCAGCAGACCTTCCTTACCGTAGAGACCTTAAGCAAGCACAGCCACGTGGAACGATGCCAAGGATGCCGGGTATCTCAGACCCGCCAGACTGGCCAGCCCCGCCTATGAAGCCAATGCCGTTTGGGCAGATAGGCCCGTTTTCGCCAGGATCTAAGCCGCTTCCAACGAAGAAGGGACAGCCGAGCCGGCCTATTGGACCAACCCCGCCAAGTAGCCCAAAGCCAGGTATCCCATACCAAGACGACACGCAGCGGCTTAACCCTCAGCAGATGAACCCGCTCATCGCACGCATGTTCTCATCCATGCAGCTACAAAACCTCCTTAGCCAGCTTAACCCACAGGCAAAGCGCCGCCAACCAAGCGCACCCTTAAACCCCTACGCAGCGTAACTTATGGCGAAGAATATAGAGATTAGCGATGTTGACGAGCGTAACGCGCTTGGTCAGCAAATCGTTGATGACTGGGACGACGACAATCTAGATCGTCAACCTTGGCTCAACGACCTTCCAAAGTGGCTTGATGCCTACCAAGGCCGGCCCGTCAAGAAAGACAAGCCTTGGAAGGACGCTAGCAACTTATTCGTTCCTGTCACAGCGACGGCGATTGACGCAATCCACCCCCGCTTGATGGCAGCGCTATTCAAGCCGACCCCTATCTGCAGCTTTAAAGCACAAGAACCCTCTGACGTCGACCTTGCTCGGAAGAATGAGGTGTTTCTTGATTATGTCGCGCGGGAAGAGTGCAATCTGTTCCCTATCGCAGATCGCTTCCTTCTTGGCACTCTTATTAACGGCATCCAGGTGATTAAGGTCACATGGGAAGTCACAACACGTAATGTGCGTGACCGCCATGTGTATGACGCGGATGTCGACCCGCTGACAGCGATTCGGGATGTTCTCTCAAAAGAACAAGCCTACGCAGATGCGATCACGAAGATTAGTGATGATGAGTATGAGGTTGCGATTGGGAAGAACAAGATTGTTATTGAGGTAGAGCAGAAGGCGAACCAGTTCATCGTCATCACTGAACGTGAGGAAGTGGTGCGCGATGCGCCCGTTATTGACATCGTTAAGGCTGAGGATATCGCCTTCCCGTCTGACACACCGTATGACCTCCAGAAAGCCGAGCGGACAACACACCGCTACTGGCTTACAATGGATCAGATCAAGCGGAATGTTAAGACGAAGAAGTTTGTGTGCTCTAAGGAAGACCTAGAAAAGCTCGAACTACAGTCATCATCGGACATTGATAGTGATGACGATACCGTACTCGTTAAGGAAGCCCGTGAGCGTATCACTGGTGGCGCCGAGACGTATAAAGAAGGCGGACCGAGTAAGGTCGAGATTCTTGAAGCATACACACGTTATGACATCAATGATGATGGGTATGACGAAGAGGTTATCGTCACACTCGCAAAGAAGTGCCCCGACGTACTCCTACGTGTGAATCGCCTAGAAGACGTGTACCGTCACGGTATGCGCCCATTTGTTCTATTCTACCTGAACCCCATCTCCGACTCGGTGTGGGCGCAGGGGATTCCACAAATGGTCCAGGGGCTGCAGGAAGAGATTAACGTCATCCACAATCAACGTGTGGATGGGGGGACGCTCAATAATCAGCCGTTCGGGTGGTATCAGCCCGGTGCTGGGATTAAGAATGAGCGTATGCCTATCGTACCTGGGTTCCTCAACCCTGTACAAGACGTGAATCAGGTGAAGATGCACGTGCCCGGGAACTACAGCGCCTGGGGCTTCCAAGAGGAATCGCAGCTTCATACACTGTTTGAGAGACGTACGAAGGTGTCAGATATCACAATCGGGCGCGCTGGTGAAACACAGGGCGCTGCCCGCACTGCGACGGGTGTGAATGCACTCAACCAGCAGCAGGCGACGGGATTTGACATCTACATCAG